CAGTACGGCTACCACGGGTAGGTAAAGACTTGGGCTTACCAATAGCAACCATAATGGTTACAGGCATACCTTTAGGCTTTTTAGGCATCTTAGAGCTAGTCATCTTTGTTTTTCCGTACATAATTTCACCTCATTAGTTTAGTTGCGATAAATGAAATAAAGCCACCAACAATGGAGGCTATTGCCATTCCTACAAAGAATCCACCTTTAGACTTATTAGCCATCTCTAAAAGGGTCTTAATATCTTGCCGAAGTGCATGGACTTCAATCTGTAAAGCCTCAACTTGGGCTTCTAGCTTGCCAAATTCGCGTGGATCAATTTCAGACATTTGCGACTTTCTTTGGACGACCAGCCTTCTTAATAGGCTGTGGTTGAGACAATATTACAGGCTTTTCAAAGGACTCTTTTACCACTTCATCAATTCTGACATATCCGGCATGACCTTTCATGCTGTCAATATCGTGCTGATGGATGAAAGTTACGGTTTGACCGCTTACTAAACATTTAAAGGTAGCCATAAGAATCCTTTGAAAAGGGGGGTATTAGCCCCCTTTTATTACACCGCCCGAGCGATAACTAAGTTCAATGTTGTTGATGCTAAGTTAACAGCTGCGGCTGTAGGGTTGTAAGTCACGATAGTTACAGTATTAGCGGCTGAAACATAGGCTCTACGAACCAAACCTGCCTCAGAAACACCAATTGCCATACCAAGAACCATATCACCCAATGCAACACCTGGTACTGTCACTGTGTCTGTAGCGGTAGATACGGTATCTACTGATGCGCTATCAAGAGTACAAGAAACATCCCAAGTGTCTGTAAAAAGACCACGGAACTGATCGTTACCTCTGCGGGAAACGACTGCTGTTGCTGCTGCCATAATAAATCTCCTAATTAAGTTAAAAAAGTCCCCCCGCCATAAAGGGTGTCAGCAGTGAACAATGTACCGAGGTACTCTTGTTTGTACTGAGTCTGTGAACGAATACCAATTTGCTCAACCAACACCATAGCGTCTTTATGACCCATCAAGCAGATACGGTCAGTACCAGAAGTACCAGCGCCAGTATCAGCATTAGATGTAGCAAAAACAGCCATACCGTAGAGTTGACCAATTTCACCGTTGCGGATCGCATCGCCGTTACCAACGAATGCTTGCTCAGTGTAACGAGCCAAACCCATCAAAGTATTGCGGCTTGAGGGTGGGATCAGGAAAAAACGACCATCCATAGGAATGTCGTTGTCGTCCAAACGCTGAATGGTGCGACGAATAGCGGCATCAGTCAAGGAAGCGGCATTGGAAGTAGAACTGTTATAAGCAGTAGTACCGTCAGAGCCAACATAAGCCTTGGTTGAAGATGCGGCAGTTGCATAGTCGTCAGTACCGACTGTAGCGCCATTGAATGCACGACCCAATTGAACCAAGCTAGTGTCGATGCGGCGAGCCAAAGCATAACCAGCGTCTTCTGTGTAGAAAGAACGCAGTGATGTCAGGGCTTGAACTTCGACAATATCTTCGATCAAACGTGAGTATTCATAGTGGTTGTTAATCAACACTTGAATGTTGGTGTCGCTCTCTGCAATCAGAGTAACGGCATCGGTAGCGGCTTTAGCAGAAGCAGAGCCACGAGCGGGACTAGGGATGTTAACGGTGTCACCCTTTTTGCCTTTGAAAGACATCTTCTTGACCAAATTGGCCAAAACGAGGTTCTTTTTATAGGCGGCAACAATTTCATCACTCCAAATTTCTGGAATAAAGTTAGCTGCGGATGTAACGGTTACACTGTTTGTTGGGGAAAATGCTGTATTAGCCATGATTTAAAACTCCAAAAGTTAAATTATCGAACACGCCCTTCAGAGTACGCCTGCATGATTTCATCACTCAGTGTTTCGTACCTTGACGGGTCTGTCATCTTGAGACGAATAAGGTCGGCTCTTCTGTAAACTCGTTTTGAACTCTCTCCAGAGCCACCAACATCAACTTGTGCGGCTTTCATGCTTTTTGTCCGTTGGGCATTACCCGCTTGCTCAGACTCTTTAGCCTTAATACCACGAAGCTGTTTGAAGGTAGACAATAGTTCATTTGCGGAATCATAGTCAAATTCACCATCTGCTTTTGCGTAGAGTCCCAACCTAATAGGCGATGATTTCACCCAATTTTGGAACTCAGAATCATTAACTACTTGTGAGTAGTCAGGGTGATCTTGCACTAACTTCTGCTGAATCTGCATCCTTTTGAACTCTTGACCCGCTTGGCGAGCCGCAAGAACGTCTGGATGCCTATCAATTGTCGCTTGAACTGCTTTTTGAGGGTTCTCAAAAAAGTCAACTTCAGGTTCTTCCTCTTTTATATGCTGTTGTTTAGAATCGAGGTTCTGCTTTAGTAACTCGTCAGCCAATTTACGGACTTCACCGACCTCTTGGGCCTGTTTACCAATGAGCTTTTCAGCCTCTTGGTGCATCCGTACTACTTCTTCGAGACTTTTAGCCCTGTATTTCTCAGGAAGTTCAGATTTAGCTTCTTCTATTTCGAGTTCGCCTAGCGGCTCTGATTCGTTGTCAATTAACATATTTATGTTCCTGCCAAAATGGTTGTAGGATAATCAACTCGGCTTTCGCTTATGAGTTGGCTTTGCGCTCGGCATTCAATTTGTCGATGTGTTTGCGCTCAAACCGCCCATAAGAGGACGGGAAGTGCCCAGACCAACCTTCTAAGTTGAATTTCGGTGCGCTTGTTATGCGATGAGCAAGCTCTCCGCACATGCACTGAACCTCGGTAGTCTCATAAACCACTAAAGATTCAGTACGTTGTCCACAATTGCAGACAAATTCATACATTCTTTTCATTCAAATCCTCATATGCTCGTTCGCTGACACTTTTCAAGGTTTTCAGCCAAGTCAGGATAGAAATCTCGCCTTTGCGAAATTGTAAACTTTTTTCGTCTGCAATGGTAGATACATTATTCATTGCTTCTAACATTAATTCAATATCTTCCATAAGGTCTAACCAACCCTGTTGGGAGAATAGGTCAAATCTGTCTTCGTAATACTTTTGGAGATCCGGACTCATGGTTTAGCCTCCAAAGAAGTAATGCGTTGTGTCAGTGATTCAATTAGGGCTTGTTGTTCTTGGATGCACTTCATTAGCGCATACTGCATATCAGTCTGGTAGATAGACAAGCGCATCTTTGGCTCTTGGTCGTAACCCGCCCAGTTTGATTCAGTGACCAATTCAGGCGCTACAGCTTGAACGTCTTGAGCAACAACACCCAAAGTAAGGCCATCGTCTTCTTCAAGGTTTTGGTCGATGTAGTTGTATGTTTGCACTGGGATAGCGCAGATAACATCAAGGTAAGATTTGGAAGGAGCAAAGTTGGTTTTTTCTCTACGGTCAGATAGGTTCACATTATTTGCGCTGTAGTTTGCAATACCACCGTTTGAACGCAATGAAACCTTAGAACCAGCAGTATCTTGCCCCTCAAAAAACTGATTGCTTCCGTTGTTTGGTGCTGCTTGCGTGTATTGACAAGTAATGCCGTAATTATTAGCGGCTGTTGAAAATTCGGATATGAATTGAGTATTCCACGCGCTTGCAACTTTACCAGCAATCTTGTGGCTTTGAGTTGTACTAGTAACACCCACCAGCAAGTTACCGCTTGTATCTATACGGGCACGTTCTGCACTTGCTGTGTAATCATAAAAAGCCAATGGCCCTGTATTAGTAATTCCCCAAATCTGAGCAGTTGAATTAGTTTTATTTAAAACTATGCCAATGTTATGGGTTGCAGCAGAACCCTGAATGTTTAACAAATGACCATCAGTTACAGTTGTTCCACCAATTGAAAGTCGACCGCTGGAGTCAATACGCATAGCCTCTACACCACCTTCAGCAAAAGCAATAGTGTCAGCCGCAGGGAAAAAGATGCCAGTGTTAGTGTCACCAGTAGTAGTAATAGCCGGAAGTGCTGCTGTTCCCGCTACAAAAGCCACCCTTTGACTATCATCAACAGTTACAGCCGTTGTTCCATTGGTTTGTAGTTGCAATATCGTTGAGGTATCGGCAGTGGTAACAAAACCAGCCGTAGAGGATGCGTTCAAAGTGACAGCCATTATGTGTTTTCCTCTGCGGGGAGTGGGGTGTTGCCTTCAGCAAGCCATGCTAAATAGGCTTGGTAGTCGGTGTTGTCGGGGTCGAATGGTATGCAAGCGTTGTCGGCAATACGCTTAACGCAAGTTGATTCGCCCATCATTGTGCTTGGTAAAAGTTTATACATGAATTACTCCAAAATTTAGTTTTGCCGAATCACCAAAATAACATACAGCGGCTTTGTCATACTCTTTGGCGGCATCTTCGTCTGACTCAAATGTGCCAAGATAAATGGTCTTATAGTTCACCATAATTTTGGCTTGCCATTTGCCAGTTCGCTTGCATTTTGTAATGCCCTTAAACCTATTTGTAGTGCGTCTTGTAATAGACCTATTGGCTAAATTTTGGCTGTGAGTTACCACACGCAAATTAACTCTTCGGTTATCAAGACCATTACCATTGATATGGTCAACCTTCTCAGATTTTGTCAGTTCTCTACCAAGCACACGACTCATCACAGCACGATGCAAGTACCTTCCGTCAGTAGTACGAACGTACATTGTCTGTGACTTAGGATGAGTCTTGTACGCACCAGTGATGCGTAAATCGTTGTCTTCAGTATCTACTTGGTACATGACTAGAGTTCTGCTGAAACTGTGTAACCGCCCGTTACTAAATAGCTGTTTTTCGCCGTAAATGCGCCTGTTCTGGTTGTGTCAACAGTCATACCAACAGCGGATGCATCGGTTAGTGTTGTTGACGTTGCCGCCGTCCAAGCCCCATCAAAAGTACCCCATTGGGCCGCTGTTGCTGTTTGCGGTGAACGAAAGAATGTAGCCGTTGGAGTAGCCCTCATCTGCTGTATAAAAGGAAGCCACGCCATTCTTACAGTGTTTGCGGTATACGCCGACCCAACAGTCATAACGCTTGTGGCTCCGTCCGCCGGAGCTACGCCAATTGGGCAAGAAGTCTGAAAATACCGCTGACACAACCCCAACTCAGTACCATAAGAACGATAGTCAAAGCTAGTTGCTGTTGAGCCTTTTTCTAGCTGTACGCCTGTAATGTAAAAGGTTGCTCCGTTTGTGCCGACTACGCTAACAGCACCAGTAACACTTCTAAAATAACTTGCAGTCCAAGCACCAGCAGTTCCGCTTACAGTTGCTCCAGCACCAAGACTCCAAATTATGCGAAGTCCAATTCCATTGGTGGTTAGCCATGTTCCGCTTGTATCACCAGCAATAGTGATTGATTTTTGTTCAAAAGTATTTGCTGAATTTATAGTAAAACTAAACGGATAAAAACGATCTGATGCTGAATTAGAAATAGAACCGCCAAAAGTGCCAGTTAATGAACTACGAACCCAAAACGATAATGTTACTGTTTGAGCGTTAGCAGTTCCCCATCCTAAATCGGTTATATTTAAACCCTCAACAGATTGTCTAATAGTAAAATCTTCTGATGCTCCTACTGTGTAAGCAGAAGATGAAGTGCATAGCAAAGAGTTAATATGCCCAGTAGGTGCAGTTGTAGATTGTTGTGCCGTAAATTTACTAGCTTGTGATCCAACTATAGAAAATCTATCTACAGGAAATAAAGTACCAGTAGTATTTGTAACACTGGCCCCCGCATTTCTCTGATCGATAACCATGCCGCCGTTCAGAATGCGATTTCTAAAGGCCGGAGTGTTTGCATCTAAGATTGCTACACCAGTATTTGCACCAAAATTAACAGTGTTTGTACCCGCCACCGCTGGCTCTTGTAGCGTAATGCTTCCGCTTGTTGATCCTAGTAATACAACGCTCATGTCAATCCTTTAAGAAACTATCCAACGTGAGCCTGATCCAACAGTA